CCCCAAATTATTTGGGTGAATATGACCTATCCTGATATAGAGATGTACGTGTATCCCGTACCTACTCGGGCAGTAGATTGGCACTTTATCAGCGTGGAAGAGTTGTTAAAGCCTGCTTTGCTTACCACCACAATTTCGTTTCCTCCGGGATACTTGCGTGCTTTTCGCTACAACTTGGCAATGGAACTTGCGCCTGAGTTCAACATGGAACCTTCGCCGCAAGTAATGCGAATCGCTATGACTAGCAAGCGTAATCTGAAGCGCATCAACAATCCTGACGATGTGATGTCAATGCCTTACGCAATTGTTGCAACGCGCCAGCGGTTCAACGTCTACGCCGGTAATTATTGATGAAAACGCCGATTCTGGGATCGGCGTATGTTGCTCGGAGCATCAATGCTGCCGACAACCGCATGGTCAATCTTTTCCCTGAGATTGTCCCCGAAGCTGGTAAAGAACCAGCGTTTTTGAACAGAGCGCCAGGACTTCGCTTACTGACCACAGCCGGTCAAGGCCCAATTCGTGGGCTATGGACTTACGGTGGTATTGCCTATATCGTCAGCGGCGACACGCTCTACTCAATGGCTGGATTTGGTACGCCGTCCGTTATTGGTACAGTTTCTGGTACAGGTCCGGTTAGCATGGTGGACAACGGCACGCAGTTGTTTATTGCTTGCGGTGGACCAAGCTACATATACAACAACAGCACGGGTGCGTTTGGACCGATCACCGATCCAGACTTCCCCGGCGCTTTGACCGTTGGCTATCTTGATGGGTATTTTGTTTTTATTGAACCCAACAGCCAAAAAGTCTGGGTAACCACCCTGCTTGATGGAACTTCAATTGAACCGTTGGATTTTGCCAGCGCCGAAGGTAGCCCAGATAATCTAGTTAGCATGATCGTTGACCACCGCGAAGCATGGTTATTTGGGACTAACTCGGTTGAAGTTTGGTACGACGCTGGCAACGCAGACTTTCCTCTGCAACGCATCCAAGGCGCGTATAACGAAATTGGTTGCGCTGCAACATTTTCAGTAGCCAAGCTAGACAACGGTCTGTTCTGGCTCGGCGCTGACGCTCGCGGTCAGGGCATTGTGTACCGCTCGCAAGGCTACTCTGGCGTTCGGATCAGTACCCACGCGATTGAGTACGCGATTGCCCAGTACGGCAATATTAGCGACGCAATCGCCTATACTTACCAGCAGGAAGGTCACTCTTTTTACGTGCTGACGTTCCCGTCTGCTGACAAGACATGGGTGTACGATGTATCTACACAAGCATGGCACGAGCGGGCTGGTTTTGACAACGGCAACTTTACGCGGCATCGCAGTAACTGCCAAATGGCATACAACAGCGAAGTTGTTGTTGGCGATTACGCTAATGGCAATCTATACGCTTTTGATCTAGACGTTTACGCTGACAACGGCAACACCCAGAAATGGCTGCGCTCTTGGCGGGCGCTGCCAACAGGACAGAACAATCTAACCCGTACCGCGCATCATAGTTTGCAACTAGATTGCGAGTCGGGCGTCGGTATTAACAACAGCATTGGTTCAGATACAACTTTTATACTTACCGAATCTGGGCTGTTTATTACAACCGAAAGCGGTAATTATTTGGTCAGCGCCTCGGGTGACGAAAACACAATTGGTTCTGACCCCAAAGCCATGCTGCGCTGGTCGGACGATGGCGGTCACACTTGGTCAAACGAACACTGGTCTCCAATGGGCAAAATTGGCGTATATCAGCACCGCGTTTTTTGGAGGCGTTTAGGTATGACGCTCAAACTGCGTGATCGAGTTTACGAAGTTTCAGGAACAGATCCGGTTAAGATTGCAATCATGGGTGCTGAATTAAATATTAGCGGGACTGTTGCCTGATGGCTGTAACTAAAAACATCACTACGATTCCAGCTTCTCGGGTTCCGTTGACGGACGAGCGAACTAAGCTAATGTCGCGTGAATGGTACCGATTTTTTAACAATCAATACATCAAGACTACTCAAAGCGCCAACGCAGTCACGCCTGAAAACTACGGCGCGGTTGGTGATGGTGCAACTGACGATTCGGCCAGCATTCAAGCTGCGCTTGATTCTAAATTTGACGTTTATTTGACGCCTGGACGCATTTACGCGGTTGGCACAACGCTTACAATGTCCACGCCTAACCAATCATTTGGCGGGCCTGGGGTTTTGCGAATTGTTGGCGCAATCAACGGGCTAGAACTTATCTCGCCAACTGCCACAATTGTGACCGGCATCCAGTTAGATCTGACCTTTGACTCGCCAACGCAAACTGCGGGTTGGGCGGTTTACATTGAAAACAGCAGCCGCGTTAAAATTAACAAGCTAAACATTATTCGCGGCTTTGGTGGTTTGTACGTACAACAAGCCAACTGGGTTGTCGTGGACTTTATGTGGGCATCGCTCACAGGCCCCGGCGTCAAATGGTATGGCAACGACTCTGTTCGTTCTGATTTGCTAATTTTAAATGCCGTTGTATTGGACACGGGCGATACCTACTACGGCATGGATTGGGATGGTAACTGCCATAGTTTGACGGTCAAGTACCTTGGCATTATTGGCGGCAAGGGCATGATCATCCGTAACTCGGATGGCGTGACAACTTTCCCTGCTATTGGTCGCATCGGTCAGGTAGAGGTGGATTACTCCACCGGCATCGGCGTTGAGATCCAGTCTGGTCTGGACTATGACTTTGTAATGCCATACGTTCTTGGAGCCGCGTCTGATGGGTTCCGTATTGCAGCAGCAATAAACGCTTACGAAGTACGCATTACAGGTGGTAAGTCAATCGGAAACGGTGGCTATGGAATTAACAACTTAGGCGGTGTATTGCTGTACAGCGGTAACACCTCGTTGTATTCAAACGGTCTGGGCGAGATTAACGGATCGGTCTGGAACAAAACGCCGCGTCAGGCAATTGACGATGATTTTTACCTAACAACCAGCAGCAACAACCCCCAAATTGTTTTTGCTCCTACGGATTTTATTTCTTACGACCGCACGGGTAACCAATTAAATTTTCAGATTGGTGGTACTGGAACTATTGGTTTTTCTGCGTCAGCTACACAATCGTTTGTGCCGGTCTACGCTACTGGATTGCGTTTGCTTGGGTCAACGTCTGGATACACCGGATTTGTTCCAGACTCTGCCGGACCAGCGGTAACGTATAAACTTCCAACTACTGTAGGAACGTCTAACCAAGTTCTTAGCACAGATGGGTCTAACAATCTATTTTGGGCATCTACGGGAGGCGTCGTCACAAGCGTAACTGCAACTAGCCCAGTTAACTCTTCTGGTGGAACAACGCCAAACATTACTGTAAACGCAACTAGCGCCAACACCCCTTTGTATCTTGTTCAGCGCAACGCTTCGGGTGACTTTAGCGGCAACTTTATTACCGCAACTGGATTCTACGCCGACGCAACCTATTATATGCAAATGTCAAGTGGGAACCCCTTCTTGGTATTTGACACAAATGATTATTTATCTTACGACAGAACAAATAATCAATATAACTTTCAAATTGCCGGTAATGGCGTTTTTAGTTTGTCTTCTACGGCAACGCAAACATACGCTCCGTTGCGCCTTATGGGTTCATCGTCTGGATATGTTGGGTTTACCGTACCAGCAACTGCTGGCGGCACAACGTACACACTTCCAAACGCCGATGGAAGTAAAAACCAATTTTTAAAAACAAACGGTTCAAGCACTTTATCTTGGGCTTATTCCAACAATATTGTAACCCCAGAAGATTTTGGAGCAACGGGTAACGGCACAACTGACGACTCTGCGGCTTTTCAAGCAGCAATCAACTCTGGGTTTGATGTTTATCTTTTGCCTGGAAGCAAATACGCAATTGGTACAACGCTTGTTATGTCCAAGGCCAATCAATCAATTGGCGGTCCTGGGGTAATAAAAATTGTAGGTGCAATTGACGGAATAAAATTAACATCATTAACTTCTACAATTATAACTGGTATTCAGCTTGATTTAACTTTTGACTCTCCGACTCAGACTGCCGGATGGGCTGTTTATATTGACAACAGTAGCCGAGTCAAAATTAATAAACTTAACATATTGTATGGTTTTGGCGGGCTTTATGTTCAAGAAGCCAATACAGTTGTTGTTGATTTTATGTGGGCCAATTTAACTGGACCCGGCATTAAATGGTACGGAAACGATACTACTAGATCTGATATTTTAATTCTTAATTCTGTTGTTGTAGACCCAGGCAATACTTATTACGGTATGGAATGGGACGGAAATTGTCATACGCTAACAGTAAAGTATCTTGGAATTGTTGGCGGTAAAGGTATGATCATTCGCAATACAGCGGGTGTGACAACTTTTCCAGCAATCGGTAGAATTGGACAAGTCGAAGTTGATTATTCAACAGGAATAGGCGTAGAAATTCAAGCTGGTTTGGATTATGACTTTGTGATGCCGTATGTACTTGGTTCTGCTTCAGATGGCTTTAAAATTGCCTCTACTATCAACGCTTACGAAGTTCGAATTACTGGCGGCAAATCCATTGGAAATGGCGGGTATGGCATTAACAACCTTGGCGGGGCAATTTTATATAGCGGAAATACTTCGCTTTATTCAAATGCTTCTGGTGAAACAAACGGATTTGTTTGGAATCAATCTCCAAGACAAGCCGTTGATAATGATTTTTACTTAACAACTGTTAGCAACAGTCCTCAAATTGTTTTTGATAACACAGATTTTTTATCTTATGATAGAACAAACAATGAATTAAATTTTCAAATTGCTAGCAACGGGATTTTTAAAGCAACACCTACTTATGTTCAATCGCTTAAACCTTTTGTTTTACCTCAGTACACGGTGGCAACGCTTCCGGCAGGCCCTATTGGGGCAACTGCTTACGTCACAGACGCGCTTGCCCCAACGTACAATACCACCGTTGTCGGAGGCGGCTCCTCCGTTGTTCGAGTCTTCTTTGACGGCTCCAATTGGAAAACCTGATATGACCACTTACATTTCGCCGCAGCCAAAACTGCAATTTCTGGACAACAACGGTGCTCCGTTATCAGGCGGTAAGGTTTACACCTACGCAGCCGGAACCACCACCCCGCTCACGACCTACACGGACTTTACCGGCAACACGGCTAATTCCAACCCAGTCATTCTAGACAGTCGCGGCGAATGCAGCATCTGGTTGGGTACGTCTTCATACAAGTTTAAGCTCACCACATCCACAGACGTTGAAGTCTGGACCGTTGACAACATCTCGGTTTTGACCAGTTCGGCCAATATTACCTACGTTGAATCCGGTACTGGTGCAGTAACCCAGACGGTGCAAAGCAAACTGCGCCTTGGTTATGTCTATCCAGAAGACTTTGGCGCTGTTGGTGACGGTACGACTAACGACACAACTGCGCTACAAAACGCAATTAACAGCGGGCGCGACGTTTACCTTGCCGCTGGTAAGACTTATCTTCACACCGTTGCTCTATCGGTTACAACAAACAATCAGTGGCTTGGTGGTCCAGGCGTTCTCAAAACTTCTGGTGCAATTAATAGCGTCAGCGTTGGTGGCGCTAGTAACGGTGTTAAGTTGTCGCTTAACTTCAACTCCCCCGGTCAAACAACTGGCTATGCTATTTATATCAGCAACGCAGACCGCGTAACGATTGAACGGGCGTATCTATACAATGCGTTTGGCGCGTTGTACGTTGAACAAGCTAACACTGTTCAATTGGAATGGATGTGGGGAATTATTCGCGGCCCAGGCATCAAGTGGTATGGCGATGCTGCAAAAAGATCAGACATTTTGTCAATAAATTTTTGTGTGCTTGACCCCGGCCCTGACTACTACGGATTTGATTGGGATGGCAACTGCCACAGCTTGAACGTCAAGTACATGGGTCTGGTGTGCGGCGGCGGGATTGGAAGCCAATCCAGTTTTGGATTTATTGTGCAAAACACGGTTGGCGGGTACAAATCGACAACCACCGGAACTATTTCCGGTACAACTATGACATTAAGCACTGCGCCAACGAATCCAATTGTGGTTGGAATGTTTGTTTATGGCACTGGCGTCACTGCTGGCACAACCGTTACAGGCATTACAAATTCAACAACTTACACTGTTTCAATTAGCCAAACAGTTAGCAGTACTTCGTTAATTACAACTCCTGCATTTTTTCCTGCAATCGCTAGGGTAGGACAAGTTGAAATTGATTACGCTAAAGCAGCGGCAATTAGGATTTTGCAAGGTGTAGACTTTGATTTTGTTATGCCTTACGTCACGGGCGCGGCCAGCGACGGAATGTATATTGCTGCCAACATTGACAGTTATAACGTGCGCGTGACTGGCGGAAAACTGATTGGCAACGGTGGTTACGGGATTAACAACCTTGGTGGCCCAATGTTGATGTCTGGCAGTGTTCAGTTGACCGATAACACTAGCGGTCCTACTAACGGTAATGTTTGGAACTTAGCGCCATTTCAAGCGGTTGATGAGTTGTTTTATTTAAACCTTGGCGGCGATAAAACGCTTGCTAACGGACAAGCTCAGATCAATTTTTCTCCGACTAACTATATCTCATACGCTAGAGCAACCAATGAATTAAATTTTTTGATTGGTGGGACAGGTGTTTTTCAAGTTCGCGCCGCGTCTGTCAACGCTTTAAAACCGCTAGGACTTCAAACATACACCGTCGCTACGCTCCCCGGAAGCCCCGTCAAAGGCTGGACAGCAATGGTGACGGATGCCAACGCTACGACGTTCGCCAGCATCGTTGCTGGTGGCGGCAGTAATAACGTACCAGTATACTATGATGGTACGAACTGGAGGATTGGATAATGGGCTGGGGTCAACTTTTAGGGGCAGCGGCAGGTTATCTACTTGCTCCCGCAACTGGTGGTGCAAGTCTGGCGCTAACGGCTGCTGGCCTTGGCGCAGGTTTGGGTGGCGCGGCTGAAGAGGCTATGGGTGGCGGCGCAACTGGCGCAGCTAAAGACGCTGCTCGAATTGCAAATGAGGCTTCAGATCGTAATCTGGCGCTACAACGTCAGATGTACGAAGAAGGCGTTGCGCGGCAAAAGCCTTTTTATGAAGCGGGCGTTAATGCGCTGCCGGGGTACTTAGCCGGAATCCAGCCGGGAGGCGAATTAGTACGCGGCTTTACAAGCGCAGACTATCAAGAAGATCCGGGGTACGCTTTCCGTTTGTCAGAGGGCATGAAAGCACTTGATCGCACGGCAGCAGCGCGTGGTGGTCTGTTGTCTGGTTCTACGCTCAAAGGAGCGCAGCGTTTTGGACAAGATCTTGCTTCGCAAGAATACCAGAACGCTTACAGCCGATTCCGCGACACGCAAGGATTGCGTCGGAACGCGCTCGCGGGAATTGTTGGTTACGGACCAACGTCATCGAACGCCATGTCAACGCTAGGCTCTAGTTATGCAACTGGTGCTGGCCCCGTAATTTCTGGTCAAGGTGAGACATCGGCTAATGCTTTGCTGTATGGTCAACGCGCTAGAGAATCGGCTTACGGTCAAGCGGGCAGCGCGTTGGGTAGGTATCTTGGCGGCGGCGGTAATTTTAGTTTTGGCAGTTCTTCCCCATCACCTACAGTCGGGTATCAAGACCCGTATGCACAATTCCGCTACGGTGATTTTACTTAAGGTCTAACCATGCCAGTTAACTTTAATCTCCTAGCTCGTCAAGGCCCAGCCAATTTTGCAGAAGGGTTGTTGCAGGGTCAAGAAGCGGCCATGCAAAATGCGCTTGTGCAGCAGAAGATGGCACAAGATCAAGAGACGAACGCGCTGAATCGGCAGAAAGCACAGATTGAAATGGAGTCTGCTCGACTTGGGCAGGAAACTGCTCGATTAGGGCAGGAGCGCACTCGCGGTTTGATGGCTGCATCGGACGAAGACCGCGCCCGCGCTCGCCGCGCTGAACGAGCTAGTATGTTTCGTGAACGGTTATTGCGTGCTCGTACTCCAGAAGCGGCGCGTGAAATTGTAAGAATGCAGTATGCTGACCCCGAGCTTGGTGCTGTGTTTTCGCAATTTGGAACGCTTGAAAACGCGCAAGCCGAAGTGCCTGATGACCCCGAGCAGTTTAAAGACTACTTGAAAAGAGAAGGGTTGGACGCGGCTGAGTATATAAAATCGCAGTTACCCAAAGTGGTTGGTAATGCAGTCTATTTACCTGACCAAGGTCGGTTTGTTACGGCGCCTGTGCAGCCAAGAGAAGTAGCACCTCCTTCTATGGTTGCGGAATTTAACTTTGCTCGCTCGCCCGAAGGTGGTAACTTCCCCGGTTCATTCCAAGAATTTGTCATTGCGCGTGAAGCCGCAAAACGTCCTGAACCCGTACCCCGCGCGCCTGGCTCGCCTGTTGCAGTAATGGGTCCAAATGGTCAGCCGGTATATGTAACTCAAGAGCAAGCGATCGGCCAAAGACCTGTACGCCCTGCCGCCGCAGGGGGTGGTGGAGGTGGCGGCGGGGGAGGAACGCCTAATGTAAGACCGCCTGTTGGCTATCGTTATACACCGACTGGCGATCTGGAACCTATTCCCGGCGGTCCTGCTTCACCAAGTTTGTCACCAAAAGACATTCAAAAACGTGAAGCGGCGTATCCACAAGCTACACAGTCAGTCAACGGCTTTGAAGCAAAATCAGATTTATTCATTAAAGAACTTGAAAAACTTCGAGACGACCCCGGATTAGATAAAATAACTGGGCCAATTTTTGGTCGCACGCCTAGCATAACCCGCGAAGGAAGCCGAGCGCAGGCAACGTACGACAAGATTTTTGCTAAAGGTGGCTTCCAAGCGTTACAAGATATGCGCGAGATGTCCAAGACAGGCGGCGCGTTGGGTAACGTATCAAACGAAGAAGGTCGCCGTCTTGAGAAATCTGTTGTCGGTGGCCTTGATCGTACGCAAAACATTGCTGATGTTAAACAAGGAATTAACGACCTGATTGACGAAATTCGCGGTTCTAAAGCGCGCGTACGAGAAGCGTACGAGTCTACTTACGAATATCGCGTTGGTCGTCCTGCCGCCGCCAAACCTGCCGCCGCCAAACCTGCCGCCGCGTCTAAAGCACCCGCAGGTGTTCCGCAAGATGTTTGGAGTGTTATGACGCCGGACGAGAGGAAACTATGGCAGAAATGACGCTTGACCAACAGCGCGCAATTGCTATGGCAAGAGCGCGGTTGCGGTTACAACAACCTAATTTTACGCCGCGCGAAGCAACGCCCGCAGACATTCCCGGCGCAATAGAGCAGCCGACTCTTCAAGAACCGTCTTTTATGGAGCGGGTTGGTGCTGTTCCAGAAACGGCAGCCAGAGTAATTTACGGCGGCATGAAAGGGTTGGCGGCAGCGCCGATTGGTTTGGGCGGTGAAATACTGATGGGGACGCCTAAAGAAAAAATCGCCCGTCAGATCATGGAGATAGGTTCGAATGTCCCGGTTAGTCCCGCCGCGCAAGCTAATCTACAAGCACTCGGAAATTTAACTTCTGGAATCCCGGCGTATATTGGGGCGAAAGGGGTTGCGGCTGTTCAGCCAATGCCAAACGCGCTTCGGCAAAATTTGCGATACGCTGCCGAATCTGCTGAACCAGTTACAAACGCGCTGGCTGCAACCCGTCAGGGTGTGGCTACTGGCGCTCAAAATGTAATGACCGGCGCAGCGTCGCTGGCGTCAGGCAAACCTCAAGAAGCACTTAAACAAGCGTATCAAGCGGGTAAAGAAGGTAACAAAACATTCGTAGAAAATCTTCGCGGAAACGTCCCACCAACTGAAATGTTGACTGCGGTCAAAGAAGGACTTTCTAAAATCCAAGACGACAACGCCGCCGCGTACCGAACGGCCAAAACTGGATGGGCCGCTGATAAAACTCCGCTGGATTTTACGCCTATCGACACGGCGTTTGAAAACCTTAAAGCATCGTTACAGGAACGTGGTAAGTCTAAGATCGGCGCGGGTGAACAGAAAGTTGTCGATGAAATAGGTAAGGTTCTAGACGAATGGCGCAACGATCCTGACGCCAGAACTACTTTGGATTTAGACGCGCTCAAGCAACGTCTTGACGCGGTGTATCCAGACAGTCCTGCGTACCGTCAAGCCCGCCGCGCGGTTACTGACATCAGCAAAGCAGTCAAAGATACGATTATCAAACAAGCGCCCGACTACGCCGAAGCGATGAAAAGCTACGGAGAGCAGCTTGATTTGATGAGAGACATCAACCGCGCGCTCGGTACGGGTGACAAAGTAGCCACAGAAACGGCTATCAACAAAGTGATGAGTTTGATTAAAAACAAACCGTCAAGCGATTACAAGCGTCAACTTGTTCAGCAGCTTAAAGAACAAGGCGGCGCGGACATTATGCCTATGGTCGCGGGGCAAGAATTGTCAGGCTACGCCCCAACAGGTTTTGGACGCTTGAGCGCCATCGGCGCGGGCGGTATGGCTTACCTTGCCAGCCATCCAGGACTCGCGCTTGCGCTCCCGTTGACTTCCCCGCGTTTGATGGGCGAGGCGTTTTACGGCGCGGGTCAAGTTACTGGCGCTAAAAACCGCGCGTTGGGTGCGGCCAACCGCATGATTTTTGGTGAGCAACCTTCCACCAATATGCTTCGCAACAATCAGCCTGACTAATCATGGTTACATTATCTGAAGTCGATCACAAAATTGACGCCCACGTGGATGTCTGCGCTATTCGGTACGAAGGTATCGAGAAAGAGACGCGCGGTATCCACGCTCGGATCAAGCGTCTAGAGCAGATCCTGATCACGGGCGGCGGCGCCATTATTATGATGCTGCTGACAATGCTAATGAAAGGTCATTAAACGGTAATCGTCATTTCGTAAGATGAAGTTCCTTTTCTTGGAGCCTGACATGAAAGACGACATCCTTGCCGCGATCAATGACTCTGAGCCAGTTGACGCCCTGAACGCTCTGTTCTTGGTGGCTTTCCTTGTTGCCAAAGCATCGAACATCAACGAGTTCACCCTGTCTTCGCTGTTCTCTTCAACCGCCGACGCACTCTTCCAAGCCCACGCTGATGACGAAGTGGAAGCCGAAGAAGTTGAAGCCGAAGAGGTTGACGAACAGACCGACGAGTAATAGTTAGGCCCCCCGACGACCTCGGGGGGTCACCCAACCGCAACAAAACTGTGGTATTTGGGGTGCTTCTCCTAAAAGGATGAAGAATAATGTCACCAAAAATCACGGACCAAGAGTTTCTGCGGTTATGGGATGAGCACAAATCACCACTTAAAGTAGCCAAAGCAACTGGGCTTTCTGAGCGCCGCGTCCATACTCGACGGCGCACAATAGAAAATAAGTTAAACATCAGTTTAAAAAGTGGCAAACCAGTCCACATTCAGAAAGCCAGACACGAAGCTGGCCTGACCGATGGGATCGCCATCATTTTCTCTGACGCGCACTTCTGGCCTGGGATCAGAACAACTGCTTTCAAGGGCTTGTTATGGGCGATAAACGAACTTAAACCGCACGTTGTGATCGCCAACGGCGATATTTTTGACGGAAGTTCGATCAGCAGACACGCCAGAATAAATTGGAGTTCAGTCCCAAACGTGAAGCAGGAACTGCAAGCGTGTCAGGAAGCACTCAAAGAGATTGAAGACGCTTGCGAGAAGGCGCGCCATCACACGCAGTTGATCTGGCCGCTAGGTAACCACGACTCGCGCTTCGAGACGCGCCTGTCCGAAGCTGCACCCCAATTTGAGGGCGTCGGCGGCACGGCGCTTAAAGATCATTTCCCCAAGTGGCATCCGTGCTGGTCTTGTTGGCTGTCAGATAACGTAGTAGTCAAGCACCGCTACAAGGGCGGCGTTCACGCTACCCACAACAACACGGTCAACTCTGGGGTTACAACTATCACCGGCCACTTGCACAGCCTCAAAGTCACACCGTTTGGAGACTATAATGGGACCAGATGGGGCGTTGACACCGGTACGCTTGCGGAAATTGATGGGCCGCAGTTCATCGACTATCTTGAAGACGGCCCCGTCAACTGGCGCAGCGGGTTTGCCGTGATAACCATGAAAGACAGCAAACCGCTTTGGCCTGAGTTGGTCAGCAAACACGCCGAAGGTATCATTGACTTCCGTGGTCAACTTATTGATGTAAGTGAGTACTAATGGCTAATTTTGAACAAGCCTTTGAGAAAATGATCGCCGACGAAGGCGGTTACGTTTTACACACAGTTCCCGGTGATACGGGTGGGATGACCTATGCAGGAATTGCACGAAACAAAAACCCCC